ATCCGGCATCAGAAAACCGATATCTGACACATTATCAATATTGTCGCTGATGAGTGAACCCACCGCCTCCTGCAGCTCATCCTGATACTGATTGTATTTAAGCGCCCAGCCTTTTATCTGTCCGGCAAGTGCATCCCGCGTTTTATTGTCATATTTTGCGGTGATCGACATATCAATCATTTTGTCCTGAAAAGACATGGACTGCTGAACGGCAGGGGAAACCGTATGATAAACAGTCTGTGCCATGCCATACGCTTCAATCCCCTGACCATACAGCGCCATGCGGTTAGCTTTCAGCGCATCACTGGTAGCGGATGCCGCTGACAGACGGCGCTGCTGGCGCTCAATTTGCTCCATGGTGCGGCTTACCCGCAGCAGCTCGCTGTTGAGATGCTGCATCCGGGAAGAACCCAGTTGACCATAACGTTCTGTTGCACGGGTTAAAGCGTTCTGACGTTCCTGCAGGCGGCGTGAGGTATCGCTCAGGGAATCAAGCGCACGGCGGGTACCGCTCATTGCAGAACGGAATGTGCTACCAATCATCCCGCCGATAACAACGCCGACTGAAAACTGTCCCGACATAGTGGTTAACCTCCGGGGAAGGTGAAAAGACGTGAGGGGATAACGCAGAACAGCCGCTACTGGCGGCTGTCTGTACTATGATTTGTCGCCGTACTCGCTTTTTATTTGCTCTTCAGCCTGCTCCAGCCACATCTCCAGATCGTCAGTATCGAGGGCATCAATCTCCCCCGGCTGAAACCGGAACCATCTCGCCAGCAGCCCCTGCGCCTGCGTCAGCGCCCTGGTTGCTCTCACCCATCCCCGTGATGAGCTGAAATCGTTTCTGTAACTGCAGGTAATCAGCCAGATCCATATTGTCGAGATCTTCCGGGAGAAGACCAGTACTGCGGGCAATCAGCGGTTCGTCCCAGTCTGCCGGGTTTTTGCTGATTTTGCGCACCTGCTTCAGGTCTTTTACCGTCAGGCGTTTCAGTTCAACCAGCTCAATTCTGGTGCCTGCAGCAGTGGTGAAGGGATAAGACAATTTAAAAGTATCGGATGGGGTCTGTGACATGATTGTGCTCCTGTGTAAGTTCAGGGCAGTATGTCGGGAGAAGCGCGTGACGGATATTAAAGGAGATTAAGAAGAAGGGGCCGGAGCCCCTGTGATGTCAGCAAGTGCGAAACCCCTTGCAGTTACGCAGGAAAGCGATGAGAAGCGTCTTTCCCTCAGATTTGCCGGTGCCGGAGAACCAGTGGTCGGGAGGCTCCCATGCTTCAATCAAATCCGCCAGTTTGCGGGCCTTTGAACGTGTGCAGTCAATCGGGTCATTGGTTTTACGGGTATTAAAAAGGGTTTCCACCCCCGGAATATCAAGGAGGGTAAACCACGTACCATTTGACATGCCCAGTGCCGCACATCGTCCTCCTTTATCCGTCAGTTCAACACTCACCGTCAGCCCCCGATATTGATACGGTAGTCAGTCAGTTGATCAACACCGCCGACCCGGAAGATGTTGGCCAGATAGTCCAGTTGCAGCAGCTCTTCACCATCCAGTACCTGTCTGATATACGTGCAGGTGAAGCTACTGGAGAACTCGGCGTTCTCGTGCTGTTTGAACGTCCCCAGCGGGTTCTTCTTGAACATAATCGTCAGGAAGGTGACCAGCGGGATTTCGTCAATCAGCCCCTGCGAGCTGTAGCGCTGGACGCTGGAACGACACTGCAGTGCCAGCGACCTGTACGGGTTCGCGGCAGACAGCATCGCATCGCGGTAAAAGCTGTTCCATTTGATTTCGCCTTCCAGTTTGTCAAAACCAGCCGGGAGTTCCACCTTACCCACCATCCCCAGCGCCTTGTGTTCCTGCATAATCATGGAGACATCGGGGAGTTTAACTTCCTCAGCCCGTCCCAGCAGGTTAGTACCATCCAGATAGATGTTGGCATTCGTGATGCGGTTTATCTCAATCTTTGACATCAGTTGCCCCCTTTCAGGGTTAACAGGTATTCCGAGGTGATCTCAGTCTCAAACGTCAGTCGCTCCAGCGGCGGTGGTGGCGTATATTTGTAGCTCAGCAACAGGTGCCCGGCGGCCAGCTCCGTCTCCGGATTGCGGGCCGGATCAAACCAGCAACGGAAGCCCAGTACCGCACCATCACCAGTCATTTTGCGACCGTAGGCGTTGACCGACTCCGTCAGTGCATCAATCAGCGCCTGAGTAATCGGCATGTCGATGTACTGCTGGCTGAAATAACGAATGGACTCGTTGATCACATCACCGGTGCGGCGAACGTTCTCAAAGTTACGCATATGGGTGACCGTTGGCCATGCTGCCGTCCGGTTACCCCACAGACGAAGGCCGCTGCCGTAACTGCTGAATACCGTGGTGATCCCCTGTTCGTTAAGCAGGTTCACCTCACTCTGCGGGTCATCAATCATCGCGGACAGCTGGCGCTCCACGCCGGTGATCCCCAGAATCTCCTGATTGGAGGATGACCACCAGTAGCCCTTGTCCAGATCGACTCTGGCACGCAGACCTGCTGCACGCTGGCTGAGCGGCTCCAGACGCTCTGTGTTTGTCACCGGGTCATATACCTTCACATGCGGATAGCACAGACGGACGCGGTCGGAGCTGGTATTGAAGTTGATGGTGCCTTCCGGGCCACGACCTGCCAGAGCCTGTGCAAAGGTGGTACCGACAGGCGCATCAATGTAGGTTACCGCGCCCAGCTTCTCTGCCATGGCGATAAGCTCAACTGCGACACTCTTCTGGGTGCAGAACACCGGCGCAATCAGAATTTTGGCGAAATAGCCGTACAGGTTGAAGCTGTCGTTAAGCAGCTTCATGCCGGTTCGGTTTCCGGCGCTGTTCACCCCGCCGATGATGTCCGCCGCAGTCACCTTCGACGGGTCCGCGTACTCATAGCTCACCTTCACGCTGCCACCGGCCTCAATAGCCTTGCCCAGGTTCGTGAGCACACCCGCCTGCGCATCAACACGGTAGTCCGTGTTCGCCGTGTGGGTGGTGCTGCCTTCACTGTTTTTCACCACCACATTAGCGACAACCGGATGCGCCAGTCTGGCCTGCCCTGTCGATTTGTCAAAGGTAACCACCTCATCCTCGATCGCCGTTTTATGTTTCGCCGGGTCGAGGACGTTAATGACCAGAACGGTACCTGCACCATGGTCATAAATCGCATCCAGCGCCTGCGGAATGGTAAAGCCGGTGAACTGGCTGCCAAATGCCGCTGCGTCTTTCTCAGACAGGCACTGTACCAGCGTATTGACATCCCCCATCGGGGCGGTACCAATCAGGCCAATAACGGCAGATTTCACCGTTTTAACCGGGCGGGCTCCGTTTTCCACCTCAATGGTTTCGGGACCATGCAGATAGTTAGCTGCCATGGGTGTCCTCCGTTTTCACTTCGCTGTCACTGCTGCTTCTGCGCTTTGGTGACTGCACAGCCGGTGTGCCGGCGGGTTTAGTCTCTTCAGGTACCGGCGTCAGATGTTTCAGCGCCACCAGTACCTTCACGTAGTCATGCTCCTCCGGCAGGGAAACCGTCTTCCCCGGCCAGAGCAGGATTTCGGTTCCGTCCGACAGCGTGACGCCGCTGGCCGGGCCGGAATAGCGGTATTCTTTCATCACTCGCTTTCCTCATAGTTCACTTCGGTTAACAGCGGGCCGGACGGTAAATCGCTGTCTTCGATAAAGACGCTTTCAGTCGCGAAGTCGAGGGCGTACTGCCACAGCCCCCTGACTTCACCGATAAACACCTCGCGGGTCAGCCAGATACGGCGGCGGCAGCCGGGCGGGGTGTGGCCACCGAGAATGCGGCGGACAGCATCCAGGACATTAATCGCCCCTTTTTTACCGTTGAGCTGGCGGAAGACCACCGTGACGCAGAGCTGGATAGTCTGAGACTGGATCACCGCACCGGTATCATCCGGCCTGTCAAAGCGCGAACCGGCATAGCTCAACAGCAACGCGCCAACCGGATGGTTCAGGCGATATTCAGCCGGTTTCTCCGGGAAGTACTCCACCTGCAGTTGCGGCAGCTTCTCGCGTAACCGGGCCAGTACCGCATCAAGGACGGGCAGAACGTTCATCAGTATTTCTCCAGTAAACCGTCACGACCGCCGAAAGTGGCCGGGCGACTGCGTACACGAAACTCGCCAGGCTCAGGCACATCTTTCTGAGTGGACGGCAGCCCCAGCGTGAGCCTGTTATCACGTAACTCCCTGAGTTGCCGCAGCGCTTCTTTGTGGTCATCCTTCACCGTATCCGGGAGGTCACCTTCCGGGCGGCGGGCGTAGAGCCGGTAACGGACCAGCGTGATGGCAATGTCCCGCAGAACAGTCGGTATCTCTGCCAGTGGCAGGATATAGCGTCCGCGCAGATGGGCATCAATCAGCTCGTCGGCATAGCGGATACAGCTGTCCACCACACGGGTATTCACTGTTGCAGGCGAGTCGAAGTCCATCTCTTCACTGGTGAGCTCGATAAGCGTCCGCTCCGGCACCTGCGCAAGCAAATCCTCCAGGGTGCAGTACATGTCACACCCCGCGCAGGATACGAATGACGTCGCCTTCACCCCCGGCTTCATCAAGTGCAATACCACAGGATTTACCGTCGCCGGACTGCGGCACGGCTCTGGCCTGAGCATCTGACTGAACAGCCACACCACGGCTGACAGCGGCCCCGGCCTCGACAGCAATAATGCCCAGAACGCTCACCGGCGTGCTGTCGCCGGTAACAGCATCCACTTCGGCAACCCCGAGCGCTGCGGCACCGGCTTTACAGGGGGTATTATCTGCCCCGACAAAACGCTGCTGTGCCAGTGCTGCCCCTGCCGTTACGGTTGTGATCAGAATGACCTGCTGAGTGGTTCCCATAACGCCTCCTTATTTACTGATACCGGTAATGAGATACCCGGCATCGCCACCAACCACGGCGACTTTGTAGATATCGGTATAACGGCAGTACTTCACCTTGCCACCGGCTCCGTCGTATTTGTCGGCAACAGGCATCCCCTTACGACGCAGGGTGTAGCCGAAGGACGGCTCGTTCTCGTCCGCGCTGTCCGCCCCCGGCTGCGGTTTGCCGACATAGTGCAGCATCAGATTGTCTCCCCAGATATCCGCCGGCACGCTGTTCTTATCCATTGCCGCTTTCATGGACGGCAGGGAGACCGGGGCACCGATGACGATCTCTTCGATCTGAAAGAGGTCCTGCAGGATTTCTGTGGTGATGCGCTTGCGTTCGTTGGCTCCGATGGCGGCCTGAATCGCCGGGTGGAACTTCAGCAGCGCCATCACGCCGGCCCCCATGGTCATCAGGTTAGGACGCAGCCCCGTGGCCGTACGGACCGCTTCCATACCGGCTTCAATCACCCCGATGGGGTCCCCCTTACCACCGGCCCAGCGATCACTGGCT